CACGTTCTCAAGCGCTCGTCTGAGGCCTGCAAATTAATATTGCAGGTCACAGCCGATGCGGATGAGATCGAGGGAGTGGCGATAGAGAACTCCAACATCAAATTGATCCAACTGATGCGATCGAAGAAGATCTTGCTAACAAAATTGCGGAAGGATGCCCAACTCGCTCTCTCAGCGATCCCTCAAGAGAGAGTAGAGCCGTACACCATATATCTCTATGGTGTTTCGGGACAAGGCAAATCTGGACTGCAAAGATTGTTGCGTGGTTTTCTTTACCGCGAGTACATCCGTGGCAACCCCGAGTACGATCGAAAGACTTGCTTTCATGCCAGAAAGGTCAACAACGATTTTTGGGAAGGCTACAGGGGACAACCGATCGTGGAATATGATGATATATTCCAAGTGAAAGATACCCTGGCCAAACCAAACATGGAAGTGCAAGAGATGATTAGCGCGGTTAACCTCGCGCCTTTCCCCTTGCACATGGCCGTTATGGACATGAAAGCGAACACTTTCTTCGTCTCGGACTTCATTGTCGCTACCTCCAACGTGCAGACACCACAACCCGTGTCCATTGCTCAACCCTCAGCCCTGCACCGTCGTTTCCACACAGCGGTTCAAGTAGTAGCAAAAGATGAGTTCTTGGTTACGCTGAAAGGAAGGAAAGGAAGTTCGGACTATGAAAGTGTCGTTGACCCAGACAAAGTGCGAGCTTACCAAGACAAGGTAGGGAAGCCCCATCGCAGTTTTGAACCGGATGTCTATGAGGTGTTAGAATATAACATGTCAACAGGCTCCCCGATAGGAACTGCAATGGATCTCCTTACTTTCCTGCGCGTAGTGAAGGACAGAATCGATGCGAAGCGCGCATTCAACGCCGACTTTGAAAAGGACATGCTCGAGTTCCTTGATTTGAAAGAGGAAGACGAGGATGAGCCCGAAATAGTCGGCGATTTGCGCGCTGCTGCTGATCTCTGGCAAGATGCTGCGGAGGTTGTGGCCCACGGCGGACCTGAAGAGCTCAGAAGGGCACCCCAACCACATGCATTTGTTCAAACTTGTGCGTATGGTGACGGGTGTGTTGCTGAGACCTTCATCTCCGAGGAAGACCTGACGGAAACTGACGACTTCGGAGTGCCTACCGGAAATCACACTGTTTGCTCTATGTACCACGCTGAGCGTGAGAGCTATAGTGCGAGGTTCGATAAGTACTTCGGATATGTCAATGAGTGTGCGGAAACGATTCGCGGCAAATTCTCTGAAGCATGGCATGCCATGAAGGAGATATTTGTTGAAAACCGTGTGCTCGTGGGAATAACCATCGCCACGATAACCGCCACTTTTGGACTTAGTGGTCTCTACTTTAGACTTCTTCGATCCGATTGCCCATTGAAAAATTCCACTAGTGTTGACGAACTGGAAGGATTCTATGGTTGCGAAGAGATGAAGAAGGATAACTGTGACTACTGTCGTATCCTGGATGTGACGAAGTGGGTGGAAACCGAGACAGGATTGCGTTCGCGCCACCAGCCTGGGACTTACTCCCATGCGCGTGGCTTGACGCAAGTCTGTCTCGATAACTACTTCATTTTCGACGAAGAGGACATCACTCGCCTGACTAAGCTGAACAAGGAAGCTCATAAGAG